ATCTGTGGTATTACCTACTATCGCTATTTTTACCTTTGTTGTTGTTTTTACCCTCTTAATACTACGTTGTGTAACTTGTTTCTCTTCCTCACCCAGTCCTATCTCTCGCAAGAAAACTTTAAGTCCGATTGGAAGATCAAAAAAACTGGTTTCAAAACTGGGGGTCGGCAAAGTCATACCTACCACCGTTGGCGATTATGTTACGGTAATAATCCTTACTACTGTAGCCATACTTGTTAATAAACTCTTCTTCGGTCATGTGTACAGCCCCCTGTGATGGTGCCAGATGAACGCCACTGCGTCGTCGTCAAGTTTCTTGTTGGCGTGAGCCGCCTTGAGAGTCCGAGCGAGGTCGACAGCAGACGCGACCCCCACGGTGTATTCGGAACGGTCGGCCATCCGAACGGCGTGCTCCAACAGCATATGGAGCGCCGATGAGTTCACTGCTGGTGTCCACTGCGATTCTTCGGTCATTCGTCACTCCTCCGTAGGATGTCTTGGGACACAGCCTCTTGTGCGATTTCCGCATCGCTGCGCTTGATGTAGGGACCGGACGTGGGCAGGCCGTCAACGTAGACGACGTAGCCGTTGCCAATCTCGTACTCGACAGTGATGTACTGGCCCGCTGCGTAGAAGATTCGTTCACTCATCGTCCTCACCCCAGTTCGTGAG